GATTCTAATGGTGGATATCTAACTGATTTCTTTATGGAAGATAGCGTAGATAACCTTATGAAAGTATGGGACATTCATCCGCATGGTTCGTTTCCTGAAAGGATAATTACTGATAGGATATATGAGTTAGGCTGGATAGATAGAGTGAATTTAGTGATATCTAATTTAACTCCTGAATTGGATGTATATTGGAACACACGCTATGGAGCTTATTGGATGCATGTAACTAATAAAGAAGAAATATATAAAAATAATATAACATGGAAAACGAAGTAGATATCAACAATCTAACACAACAGGACTTTATGGAGATGGCAACTTATGTAGCTATGAGTGAAAAAAAGAATGTAGAGTTATTAGAAGAATTAAAGAAAACAAAAGCTTATTTAACTGCTACAATTCAACAAAGGAATTCAGCTGAAATAAAGTATCAGGAGTTATTAGCACAAAAGAGTATTAATACAATACCAATTACTGAAACGGTAGTAATGAATACCGAACTAGTCAATCCAGAACAATGGGCAGTACCGGCTGATAGAGTTAATACAACACCAAAATCAAATAAGATATAATGAAGCAAGAAATTAAAATAGAAGTACCTACTAAATGGAGTGCAGTAACCTTAAAGCAGTATTTAGCTTTAAGAAAAGATTTAGATACATACGCTGGTGAAGAAGATGCTGTAACAGCTTGTTTATTTCATCACCTATGTAAGTTCCCATTAGAATATATACAGCAATTGAATATAGATACATACATTGCTATCAGACAAGATTTAATTAACTTCTTTAATAATGTAGATTTACCTCTACAAAAGTTTATCACAATAGATGGTGTGGAATATGGATTTGAGCCTGATTTAAGTAGAATGGCTTATGGTGCTTATGTGGATATATCAAAGTACGAAACGTTTGAGATAAATGAGAAGTGGGCTGAGATAATGAGTATCCTTTATAGACCTCTAACTAAAACAACAGGCAAGCTATATGATATTAAAGCATACGATGGTAATATAGATGGTGAGAAGTTTATGAATGTCAGTATGGATATTCACTTTGGCACACTTTTTTTTTTGAAAACTTTATTAAAGGACTTGCTGAAAGATACCCAGAAGTCTTTGATGGAATTGACGGGTCTACCTCAGAACATCAAGTCCGTTTTGGAAAAAAATGGAAATCTTACTCAAGTCTTGTCCAACTTGCACAAAATGATATAACACGCATTGATGAGATAACAATGCAACCATTAGAGAAGTGTTTATTAATGTTAGCATATCAGGCTGATGTAGCATACTTGGAAGAGCTAATGTATAAGGAAGCAATTAAGAAGGGAAAGTAGATTCATAACTTTTATATGTTAAGTTGTTAAATCTAAAAGAAATCAGATGAAACTGAGAACTGTAGCTACTCCGAAACAAAAACCACAGCCAACGCAATCGCTAAGTTCCCCAAGAAAGGGAAATAGAACTGGGTGTTTATGTAGAAATAAGAACACTTATTCTCAAAAATGTTGTGATAAGACTATGGGAGCACAGGGAATCGGTTTAATCTATCCACCAGCAAAAGCACAATAATGGGTACACCGGCATATAGACAGAATCAAAGAAAGAATCAGGGGATTTATTTGGGACCTACTAGAGGTAGAGCTATACCACATAATAAGCGTAGAGCTTGTTTATGTGATGACGCTGACACTTATTCTATGGACTGTTGTGATGGTGCACTAGTAGGACAATCTATTGGTGATACACAAAAAGCTGGAGTAGACCAAGGAGCATTTAGCAAAGGGTTCTCTAGTGGATTTGATATTGGAAATGTATAAAACAAAGATATAAAGTATGTCTCAATTAAATAAAACGCAATTAGAAGCGGAAAATCAAAGTAACTTTCCAAATAATAATTTTGGATATATTACACCAGCCTTATTAAGAGGATTCAATACTGATATGATTGATTCCTTAGTAGATGAAGGACAATACAACATTGATTCAGCATCAGTATCAGGTAGTATTGCTATGTTAGAAGCGCAAGTAGATTCATTAGTATTATCAGGTAGTGGTGTTGTAATATTAGATGAAGGTATATCACAAGGTACAGCTACATCTTTAAATTTTGTTGGACCTACTATTGCAGTAAGTGTAACAGGTTCAATAGCTAACATATATGCTAACACATCTGGATTAGCAACAACTGGCTCAAACATATTTTCAGGTTCTCAATATATTACGGGTAGTAGTGGAATAACTGGTTCTTTTTCTATTCAAGGTAATTTAATAATAAACGGAACATCTTATACATCAGCTACTTCTGGAACAGCAGGTTCTTCTGGAACTTCTGGTACAAGTGGCATAAGCGGTACATCAGGTTCATCTGGCACATCAGGTACTTCTGGTACTAATGGTACAGCAGGAAGTGGTGGCTCATCTGGTACTTCAGGAACTTCAGGTACAAATGGAACTGCCGGCTCAGGTGGCAGTAGTGGAACATCAGGTTCATCTGGAACTAGTGGCACATCAGGTACTTCTGGAACGAATGGTACAGCTGGTAGTGGTGGCTCATCAGGTACTTCAGGTTCAAGCGGCACATCGGGAAGTTCAGGCACATCAGGAACAAGCGGCACAAATGGAACTGCTGGTAGTGGAGGCTCAAGTGGAACTAGCGGTACTAATGGTACTGCAGGAAGTGGTGGTAGCTCAGGTACTTCTGGTACAAGTGGCACATCAGGAACAAGCGGAACATCAGGTTCATCTGGATTAGGATTAAATTGGAAAGGTGTTTGGAATAGTGCTACATCTTATTTAGTTAATGATATAGTAGAATATAATGGTTCATCATACATTTCAATAAATGGAATTGGTAACGTAAATCAGAATCCAGCTACACAAACTTCTTTTTGGAGTTTATTAGCACAAAAAGGAACTGATGGAACTTCAGGTACTTCAGGTAACAGTGGTACAAGTGGCACATCAGGAACTTCTGGTGTTAATGGTTCAAATGGAACTTCAGGTACTTCAGGCACATCTGGTGTTAGTGGTAGCTCAGGTACAAGTGGAACAAGCGGCACATCTGGAATTAGTGGTACAAATGGTACTGGTGGTACTTCTGGTGTAGATGGACAATCTAATACTATATTCCCATATAATGCAAGAACAAATATTACATCAGGTGACCCTGGTAACACAAATATAATTTGGAATAACTCTGTAACACAATCAGCAGCAACACAAATAAATGTATCTCACCTTGATAGAGATAATGATGATATTGATGTATTTTTAGGATTAATTCCTTCCGGTTCAACCATCATTATACAGGACCAAAATAACTCAACTCAATTTCAAAAGTTTATAGTTGGTACTGGTGTGGAAGCAGCACCTAATTCATATTGGGAATTTCCTGTAACAAACGTTACTAGTTCATTTAACTTTACAGGTGGTGAAAACATTTTATTAATAGTTGCTCAATATCCATCTGGTACTTCAGGAACTGCTGGTACTTCTGGCACATCTGGAATAAATGGTACGGGAGGAAGTAGTGGCACTAGTGGCACTTCTGGAACTTCTGGTACATCAGGAACTTCAGGAGTAAATGGATTGGATGGTTCATCAGGCACAAGCGGCACGAGCGGAACAAGCGGCACTTCTGGAACTTCTGGAATAAATGGTACAAACGGCTCATCAGGTACTTCTGGTACATCAGGTGTTAATGGATTAGATGGTTCTTCAGGTAGCTCAGGCACATCAGGAACATCTGGTACGAGTGGTACATCTGGAGTAAATGGTTTAGATGGTAGTAGCGGAACTAGCGGCACATCGGGAATAAATGGTACATCGGGTGTTAATGGTACAAGCGGAACATCTGGCACATCAGGCACTTCTGGAACTTCTGGAGCAACAACAATTTCAACAATAGCTGATGATGGATTAGTACAAGGTACAGCAGCATTCTTAAACTTTACTGGTAGTGGAGTTAGTGCTAGTGTATCTAATAATACAGCATCAATCTTTATAAGTGGTGGAGGAGGAAGTGGAGTAGGATTTCCTTTCTCTGGTTCAGCACAAATAACAGGCTCTTTAGGAGTAACTGGTTCTGTATCTATGAGTTTAGGAACATTTAGTGGTAGCTTAATTTCTAACATATACGATACATACACAACTGTACCAGCCGTAACAAATATAATAACTTTAAGTTCAGCTTCATACGCAAGTTTAGTAACAGCAGGACAAACTGACCCTAACACAATGTATGTGATTAGTGGAAGCAATGTAACTGCTGGTACATCAGGAACTTCTGGTACAAGTGGCACAAGCGGAACATCAGGTACTTCTGGTATAACAACAAATATATCAGCAATAACTGTTGCTGATGAAGGTACTGCACAAGGCACTGCTACATTCTTTAACTTTAGTGGAAGTGGTGTAGTTGCTACTGTATCTGCTAATACAGCATCTATTATAGTAGCAGGAGCTGGAAGTGGATTTCCATTTACTGGTTCAGCTTTAATTACTGGTTCATTCGGTGTGACTGGTTCAATAAGTCAAAGTATAGGTGTATTTAGTGGTAGTGTTATTTCAAACATATATGACACATTTACAAATATACCTGCAGTAACTAATATCGTAACATTAGATTCTGCATCTTACGCATCATTATCTCCTAGAAATCCAAACACATTATATGTAATAAGTGGTAGTTCAGTAGCAGGTTTATCTTCTGATTTCCCTTATACTGGTTCAGCAGTTATATCTGGTTCATTAATAATAACTGGTTCTGCTATTGGTAATGTGGTAGCAGTAACGGTAGCAAGTAATACAGCATCAATTGATATGAACGCTGGTAACTTCTTTAGTGTAACATTAGCAAATAGCGCAACAACGCACTTTAATGTTACTGGATTAAACCCTGGTGAGAATGCAAATATATTTGTAACTACTGGTACTGTATCAACGGCATCATTTAGTACTAATATTAAACAACCATCAGGCTCAGCTTACTTACCATCATCTGGAAGTGGTGTGGTTGATGTGTTATCATTAGTAGCAGCAAGTACTTCAGTAGCTTATTTAGTTAATAGCAAAAGATTTATATAATATGAGTTTATTTACACCAACAGCGTTTTATCAACAGCAAGTAGTGGCTGCACCTGCTCCAGCAGGTGGTATTGTAACTGATGGATTGATTCTTTATATGGATTCAACCAATGCAGCATCATATCCTGGTAGTGGAACGTCTTGGTTTAACTTAGTAGCTGGACAAGCAATAACTGCTTCTTTAGTAAATGGAGTAACATATAAAAATAATTACTTACAAATAAATGGAACTAACCAATATATTGATATTCCATCAGCTTTATTAAACTATACAAGTGGTACATCAACTGTAATGGGTGCTACTAGATATGCCGATACAACGGGTAATGGTAGAATTATGAGTGCAATTAATACATCAACATCAAACTGGTTGTTAGGGCATTATGCAGATACTACAGTAAACTATTATCCTGGTGGAGTTGTTAAATTAAGTAATGGTCCTAATGATACTAACTGGAGAATATATGCTGGTACAGGTAATACAACAACTGATAGATGGAGTTTTTATGTAAATGGTACAGCTGATACTTTGGATAGTACAGCAGGTGCTACTGGTCCTTTTGGATTTAGTTTAGGTAGAAACTCAAATGGTACTGAATATTCATCAGGCTCAATAGCTATTATTATGTTATACAATAGAGTATTAACAGGAACTGAAGTAACTCAAAACTATAATGCATTGAAAGCAACAGTAGGATTAACTTAAAATAACCATATGCCAGAAGTATCAACACAATATTATTTAGGAGATTCATTAATAAGATATGTAACATTAGGAGATTCACTTGTAGCAACAAATCCATTTACACAAGATACAATAGTACCAGTACCATCTATTGTAACTGATGGATTAGTAGCTTATTTTGATGCTACTAATGCAGCTTCGTATCCTGGTAGTGGTACATCTTGGTTTAACTTAGTAGCTGGAAAACCCATAACAGCTTCTTTAGTAAATGGGGTAACTTATAGTGGTGGATTTCTTCAAACAAATGGTACTAATCAATATATTTCAATACCTGTTGGAAGTGGAGATACATTGACAGCATATAATGTATATACAGCTATGGGAGCTACTCGTTACGCTGATACATCAGGTAATGGTAGAATGATGAGCGGACAATCTTCTAGAAACTGGTTATTAGGACATTATAATGATACTACATTAAACTATTTTGCAGAAGGAACTATTACAGGTATACCTGGTGGACCTAATGATACTAACTGGAGAATCTATACTGGTACAGGTAATACAACAACAGATAGATGGGATTTCTATGTAAATGGTGTAAATTCTGTAACATCATCTACTGGTGGCTCAGCTGGTATAAATGGTATGGAAATTGGAAGACAATATAATGGAACTGAATATTCTTCAGGATCTGTGGCATTTATTATGATATATAATAGAGTACTTTCTCCAGCTGAAGTAACTCAAAACTATGATGTATTAAAATCAAAAGTAGGATTAACTTAAAATAATAATTTATGGAAACATATGTAATTTTTAATGTGGAAGAACTAAATAAAGTTGATTTCGCAAAAGTAATGGAAGATTCTGCAGAAACTGTAAGAGTATCTCCTGATGGATTAAAAGCTGTAGTTGCTTGGTATGATGATGAGCCTGAATTTGTAGCTACATTAGAAACAAAGGAAGGTGTATATACCAAAGAAGAAGTACTGCCAATATTAAGAAGTGATTATTGGAATAAAATAATAGAATAATATGGAAACAGTCTATGTAGGAAATAGCTTAGTAAATGATGTATTTTTAGGATACGAAAGAATGAATGATGTTTTAACTAAAAATGTAACAACAATAAATTCTATTAGAACAGATGCCTTTTCAGCATCTTTATCACTAGCAATACCTGGCTATCTATTTCCATCTCCATCTGGATTTGCACAAACAACATATAGAAGTGATATATCTTCTTATATTAGAGGAACAGGAGCATCATATTCAGATTTAGCTGTAAGTGGTAGCGGCACATATTATATGAGTGCATCAAACGCATTTACATCTGATGGATATAATGGTTCAATTTTTGTTAATGGTGCACAAAACCAAGGAGCTGTTGCTTCAAGTGATACTAATTTTAGTTTAACTGGTGGTGTATTTACTATTGAAACTTATTTTAATGAACAACTTTCTTCAGGTCTTAATAGAAATATTATATATTGTCTTAATGGTACAGCTGGTTATGATTTACAAGTACAAACTAATAATACTTTTAGATGGATTACTAGAGGAACTGCATATGATAGTTCACCAGCATCTACAATCAATATAAATAATTGGTATCACTTAGCTCTTACAGCTACTGCAAATGGAGATACAGCGATATTTTTTAATGGAAGTAGAGTTTTTAGTGGTAATATATCTGCACCAAATGCAGCTAATATAGCTATTCAATTTTTAGGTAGAAGTGATGATGCTACTTCTGATGGATTCTTATTTAATGATTTTAGAGTATATAAAGGAATTTCTAAATACAGTCCACTATCATCATCAATTACTCCTCCACCATCAATGATTTATAACACATATCAATAAAACTCGGACAATAATTGTTAAATAATAAAACAAACAAATAATATGAAATTAGAAACTCAACAATCATATGTAACTAATCCACAATTTATTGGTGGTAATAATGTAATACCTGTTTCAGGTTCAACATTTGAAGCATTCAACGCTAACAATCCTCAATTTGGATATGTAGCTGGTGGATTATATGTTGGACAGATAGGTGATTTAGTTGTTAAGACTTATGACCAATCAGTATTAACATTTGTATCAGCATCAGGATTTATACCTGGTATCATTACAGCTGTATCAGCATCATCAACTTGTGGTAACATTATCGCATTAAAATAATCTATGTATAATTTAAACTATAACGTAACCAATTGTAGATTAAATAGACCGACTGGTAAGCCATTTGTCCCATCTTGGAGACAAGACCCTTATTCAGCTAGTTTAGTTTTAGCTATACCTGGTGCTATATTTAAAAATGGATATGTAAATGTATTCAACCAAATAACTCCATATGATGATATATCAGCATATATAAAGAGTGGCTCTCAATATAACGAACTAACTAGTCAATACTATCCTGTTAGTGGAAATCATCAGATAGAAACAACAGGTTCTTTAGGAATCTATACAGCTTCATATAGTGTTAATAATTTTGTTAATCAAGGATATGAATCATCAATTATGTTTTCTGGAAGTATTGGATTAAAAGTATCTAAAGATTTTGGATTAGGAAATGGCACAAATCTTAGTGTAACTAAATCATTTGTAATTGAAGGATGGGCTGCATTTGATGTAACATCATCATTTGTAAGCAAATCATCTGGAACTGGAGACCCAAGGTTACCAGTTGCAGTAGGAGAAAGAATATTTGCTCAACAATATAGAGCAGGTGATTTATTTTCAGGAAGTTATTATTCAGTAATAAATAATATAAGTTCACCACAAGAATCTGTACCATTAAAATCAGGTTCAATGTTATTTGTTGATAACTACAATAGTGGTGAAACTATAATATATCCACAATCATCATCTTTAGGTGTACCAAAGCAATTTAGACACTTTGCATATAGTTACACAGCTACAAATAGCTCTTTAAAAATGTATATAGATGGTGCAATAGTTGGACAAGGACAATTAACTAATGAATTTGATTATAATCCACAATTATTCTTACAGTTATTTGGTGATGAAGGTGAATCGTATGTAAATGCTGCATCAGCATCTCAGTTACCTGCAGGTTATTTCCAAGACTTTAGAATGTATAATGGTACTAATAAGAACTATACAGCATCATTAATACCAGTTCCAGAATCTATGATTATAGGATATAAAGAACCATATCCTGTACCAGCCCCATAAAAATTACTATAAATAAAAAACAAATTGTTAAATAACTAAATAATCAATAATATGAACGCAAGACAAGTATTAGATAAAATAGTAAAGACTCTTTCATTAAGCAAAGAGGAAGTATTATTTACTTACGCAAAATTAGCAGATGGTACGATATTAGAATCTCCTACATTTGATTTAGGCGAAACTGTAGACGTTGTATCTGAAGATGGTACTAAAACTCCAGCTCCTAATGGTGAGCATGAAGTAGTACTAAAAGATTCTGAAGGAAATGATGTAAGAATCAAAGTACAAACAGAAGATGGTAAAATTGTTGAGAGAGAAAACGTAGAAGTTGAAACTCCAGCAGCAGATGAAGCAGTTGAAATGGAATCTATCGCAGGTGGTGACATGGGTGATGACGAAGAAGTAGATACTGAAGAAACCGCAAATCCAATCCCTGAAGATGAAGATATGAAATCCGTAATTGAAAAGATGGCTTATCGTATTGAAGAATTAGAGAAGAAGATGCAATCTATGATGGAAGTTAAATCAGAAGGTGGTGCAGCTCCTAAAGTTAAGACTGAAGATTTACCTGGTGACCCAACAAAAGTAAACACTGTTGATAAAATGGCAGCTGTTGAACCTGATGAGGAAGAAGAAGAATTACCAAAATTGGATGGTGCACCAATTGAAGAAAACGCTCCAAACAAAACTGGAATTAAAATGAATAAGAAAGGTGCTTTGGTTAATACCCAAAATTCTTTCTTATCTAAATTATATAAATAAACAAACAAAAATCATTTAAAGATGAGAAAACAACAAAATTTCGCACAACCTGCAATCACTACAACTTATGCTGGTGAATTTGCTGGGAAGTACATTGCGGCAGCGTTGTTATCAGCAAAAACTTTAGATAACCAATACATCACAATCATGCCGAATGTGAAGTTTAAGAGTGTTATCCAAAAGATTGCAGTTGATAGCATCGTGAACAACGCATCATGTGACTTCACAACTTCTGGTACTGTAGCTCTTACTGAGAGAATCTTAGAACCAAAAGAACTTCAAGTAAACCTTGAATTATGTAAGCAAGAGTTCGTAGATTCTTGGGAAGCTTTACAATTGGGCTATAGCGCATTTGATGAGATTCCAAAAGACTTCAACGATTTCTTAATCTCTTACGTTGGTGGTAAAGTAGCACAAGCTACTGAAGAATCAATCT